AACCAAAAACACCAAGAATTAAATACGATGAGTTTCCTTTGATTGCATGTGTTGGTGTTTATAAGTGGGGATTTAAAGGTATTAACTACCATTGGGGAGATTTTAGAAACTATACCTGGCAAGAAGTTGCAAATAATGACCTACTTGTAGTGTATCCAAATGAATTACAAGATATGAGGTCTATACCTTATCAAAAATTCAGGATAAATAACTAAACTGGATGAACCACAGTTAATGGCAATAATTACCCAATATAGAACTTGGAACGGTATTCAAACCAAACAAGAGGTAAATACCGAAACTGGAGAAATAGAAGTTTTTGCAATTGGTTCTGGACTTTTTGGTGTAGATGTATTAATTGCATCAAGTGAAGGAAAGGGTAGTGATTGGAAATTAAATAATCCTCAAAGTTTTACAGATGTATATAATAGAAGAAATAATACTAGAAGTTCTGTTAAAGAAGTTCAGAGAGCATTCTTTTTAGAAGGTTATAAAGTTTTTAATAATGATAGGGCTGCCGTATTAAATAATTCCGAAAATTATGATGATCAACGAGAGGGAATTATTGCACGACAGAGATTTTTCAATCAAGGTACTCCACTATTAGTAGATCCTAGTACCCAAAAAGAAGTTAATCTTGAAGGAGAAAAGACTACACAACCAGTGACACCGCCAGTTACGGTAGAAGACAATCAAACAGAAAGACAAGAAGATGCGCCACCATCCTCTTCAACGGCAAACGGTGAGGTGATAACTGCAGATAATCCTGTAGTAAAAAAAGAAGGTGATTCAAAAGATATATCCAAAAAAACCGAATCAACACCGAAACCTAAATTTGAAAGTGTAGGTGTTTTAAGGTACCCTCTTGCCAACTTAGAAGTTGTCGAAGATATTACTGGTATTACCTATGATTACATTAAAATAACCATCCAAGACTGGGTGAGTTCTATTGGTGCTGGTAAGGTTGTAAATAATAAGGGTACGTTTAATGGCGTATCCGCGGTATCTAGATACAAAGAGACAAAAGGAAGTCTTGGAACGATTATTCTTCCAATGACCAACGGTTTAGGAACACAAAATGGTATAAGTTGGGGAGAAAGTAATGGAAATTCAATTGAGTTGGCATTACTAAGTAGTGTTGGTGATTTACTGAAGAATGTGACTAAAGAAGATAATCTTCAAAGTAAATTTGAAGCAGCCAAGGGTGTTCTAGGAAAGAGTTTTGAAACTGCCAAAGGTTTTGTAGATCAGATCACAGGTAGTGAAAAAGATGCCATTGCAGCACTTCTTTCTGGATACGTTGTAGGAAACACATCTTTTGCCACAAGACAAAGTGGTCGTACAATCAACCCAAATATGGAACTTCTCTTTAGTGGTCCAAAATTAAGATCATTTGGGTTCCAATTTGAATTTGCACCAAGATTCAGAGAAGAGGCAGAACAGGTTAGAGAAATTATTAAAACATTCAAAAAGTTCTCTGCCCCAGTTATTGAAACAACTGGAAGTATCTTCCTCAGAACACCAAAAATATTTCAGTTAGAGTACATATATAATGGAGATGGTAGTGATACCGCCGACGGTAACACTCATCCATACTTAAATAAAATTAAACCTTGTGCTCTTACCAACGTTGGTGTGAATTATACACCAGGGAACACATATATGACATATGCTGATGGTGGTTCTATGGTTCAAACTACACTTACTCTGAGTTTCAGTGAACTTGAGCCTATTTACGATATTGATTATACAGGTGAAAACGACCACCCAACAGGTTACTAAAAATGCCAACACCATACTTTAGATATGTTCCTAACTTTGAGTATGTCAATAGGCTCAGAGATAATAAGACTATATCTGCATATATTCAAACCAAAAACCTCTTCAAGAGAGGCGTTCTTCGTGAAGACATATTTACAGATTTATCATATTTTACGAAATACTCTATAGTTGGTGATGATAGACCAGATAACGTTGCATACGAATATTATGGCTCTCAATACTATGATTGGTTAGTTCTTCTTTGTAACAACGTAATTCACTTTCAAGATGAATGGCCACTATCTCAAAAGTCATTTGAAAACTACTTAGATACAAAATACGTCACACAACAAAATCTTTTCGGAATCCATCATTATGAGACTATTGAAGTAAAAGACCAATCTGGGTTTGTTATAGTTCCAAAAGGTCTTGAGGTTGATAAAGATTTTAGTATTACCTATTACGATACTAAGTTAGGAAGTGAATTGACAAAGACTGGTATTACCCAAGAATTTACAAATTATGATTATGAAGTAAAAAGAGACGATGAAAAGAGAAACATTTTTCTTCTAAAAGCAGAATACGTCAATGTTATTGAAAGAGACCTCAGAGGGTCAATGATTTATAAGAAGGGAAGTAGTCAATACGTCGATAAGAGACTGGTAAGAGGAGAGAACATTAGATTGTTCCAATAAAAAAAAAGTAAAGGGCCCTATTTTTCCTAGGAAAAATTAAAGGCCCTTTTTTGGATTCAATTGCCGATTTTGGTATTACATATCAGCCAACTTTGAAAAATATGACATGGCATCATCCTCATCATCATTACTTGAAGTCTGAGGTGTAGAATTGGACTGGATGATTTGTTGTTCCAGTTTCTTCAAAGCATCTTCTTCACTGACACGACTTTGTTCAGTAGAAGAATAACTATCATACTCAGTCTCTTCTGCTTGAACAGCCTTTGCTTTCTTGTTACCAAGAACATAGTCAAGACGCTTCTTCAGTTCATCATAGGACTTGAATTTGTCAGGAGCAACCAGTTCTTGGAGTGAATACTCCTTATTCCAGATTGCTTCCAATGCATCATCGTCATCCAGAAGAGCAGATGTTGCAGCGAACTCAGACTTATCATAGTTCCAATAACCAGCAACTTTTGCCAGTTTCAGTTTGAAGTTAGCACCTTGCCAGAAGTCAAAGGGATTGATAGGAGTCTCATCCTCATACTCAGGTTGCATTGCGTCCATGATCTTGTCAAAGATCTTCTTACCAAACTTGTAAAGGAATACTCCACCCTCGTTTTGAGGATTGGCAGGATCTTTTACGACATAGATGTTTGCATAGTAAGACAGTTTACGCTTTTGCTTACGAACAGTATCTTTATCAGTCTCATTACCAGTGTTCCATAGTTCACGGTTTAGTTCACCGATAGGATCCTGTTGACCAATAGTAGTCAGAGAATTTTCAATGTACCACCCACCAGGACCCTGGAAGGCGTGAGAGAATGTTTTTACCCAAGGAAGATCTTCTCCATTGGGGGCAGGAAGGAAACGGATAACGGCATAACCATTACCGGACTTATCCATTACAGGCTTCCAGAGTCTTTCGTCTGCTCCTCCACCTGAACCCTTGTTATCCTTTTCGACTTGTTGGATAAGTTTCTGTGTCAGGTTCCCCAGAGAGGAACTCTTTTTGAGATTTGAAAACGACATATTTGAATGTATTGTATGTATTTGGTCTGTTCCTGGATTTGGTTGGGGTAGCCAGGACACCCCGTAATTATAACCCTTTAGTCAGGGGTTGTCAAGGATTGCTTTTTTCATCTGACCAAGTACCTTGGTTATGTTTGAGAAGATGTAAGTAATATCTACATCCTGTGAGAAACCTAAGGCAGTAGCATTCTTAAGTATTTCTTCTCTCATTTTCTTGGCATCTGGATCATCAGATAATTTCAAACGGGCATAAAGAATCTGTTGTTTCTCTAAAAGAGAACTTAATTTTTCAACATGTTCAAGTTTATCTTGTTTAGTCATTGAAGGAAATTCAAAGACCTTTGTATAAACTTCATCTTGAAGTTTGGTAATATTCTCCATCTCTTTTTGAACTAATTCTGAATCAAAGAAACTACCCATTAGACTCCTATTACCTGTTTTAAAATACGTTTGTATGAGAATATATCAGTATGTATGAAAGGACTGTATTTGTCAATCCTCATTGACAGAAATTCCCAAACAGGATCTTTCAGTTTCTTATCA